ACTACAAGGTTAAACATTGTTATTAAAGATTTTAAAAATTGAACACAATCTAAATTTGGAATACCCAATCTTATATCTAATAGTTCATTTGGAATAACTGGTGATTCGTATAATTCATATAATGGTGCGGGGTCAATAAGTGTTCCATCATTATATGCTTGAATTCTATATATTCCGTTTGAACCTCCAATACATGAACTAAGCCAACTGGTCTTATCAAATATTACAACTTTAATAAATTCACCAGCGGTAAATGAATCGTTAAAAAATAAATTAACAGGTAAAGGACCATTACCTAAACCTAAGAAATCGTCACGATATGCTTGAGATAATTTAATTGGTGCGGATTCATAAAACATTGTTCCGTTTTCTACTATGAAGAATTGGCTACTGTGTCTGTATGCTCTAATAACAATATCAGGAACTAATATTGCCCCGTAAATACAAAGGTCAGTGGTGAGTACATTAAATCTAATATTAAATCCGTAGTTTCCTGCATAAGGAACTTGAAAGCTGGCATAGGTTGCGTTGTTAGGATTTCCAAGTCCATTAAGATAATTGTTTAAAGGGTTGTATGCCGGTCCTATGTTATCGCTAAAGGGTAAGTTATGAGTTGTATCCTTATCATACGCATATTCTCGAGCATTCATATAAGTCCTAAATATGTTTTGGTTAGTTATACCTGAAACATAATCATTTCCAATCTTTCCATTTTGGAATGTATCCATGTAGATTGAAGTAAAATAAGGTGAATCAAAAAACTCTGATACAATTGTATAGTCTGTCTGATTAATCATTCTATCCAATACTGATTTTAGTTGGATTGCAGGTTTGAACATTGATGGTTGAACAGGAAATGCCGACTGGTCAAATGACCTTGGCATATCAAAGTCATAGGTAAATGTCGGGGTTGCTCCACTATCACTTGAACCCTGATAATCTAAACCATAGTTAATAAGTGGATATATAATTTGTCCGTTAAATAATCCTGAGGCACCATCGTTTACACATTCCCAAGATTGAGTAACTGATGAATATGCCAGTTCGTGAAGTAAGTCTGTATAGTCTAAATCTTGTAATTGAAGGTTTTTAAGTGGAGCTGTGAAGTCAGTTACCTCACCCATCAAATAAATCTCGTATAATCGTTCATCGTTGTTTGTGGTTACAGAGTTCAATCTCATTATTCCCTGAAATATATCTGTACCTCTGTATTGAACAATACATGAAATCTTTTGTAGTGAGTTAAATAAAGTTCCGTTTACCTCATAGTAATGTTCAAATATTTGTGCATTATTAGTGGTATCAGGAATTTGAATTGTTTTAGAATATGGAACTCTACGATTAGTTAAATTACTAATATCATTCTGTTGAATTGTAAGAGTAATTGGAATGTCTTCAAAAACATCAATACGCTGCCAAGTATTATCCTCAAGTTGTGCTAATAGTATTGTATCCAAAATATTATTTTCCTAAAAGTTTGATGTTATTACTGTAAACATATTGTAATTCTAAATTAAATACAGTTCTGTTACCTTGTATCTTTTTCTCAAATTCTGTGTTTAAAATATTCACAGGAGCAAGTCCTCCATCAGTTGTAATTTCATAAACAAGATTTGAGGTATATAATTCCTCTAACCATTGGAATGTAGGTTGATTTACAAATCCTGAATTAACCAATACGGTTTCAACCATAATAACATCGGAGTCATTTAATCCACGAGAGTATTGCGTCTTTATTGGATTGTCTGAACCCCAATCAATGTTAAGTGATTTGTATTGTTGTCGGTCAATAGATAAACCTTGAAATCTATTAAACATTAGTCTAACATAATCGTAGTGTCCATATCGATTCAAGAACATTAATTGAATATGTTGATTCTGTGAACGACTTACACCACAATTCAAGTTGAATGTGAATACCTCAGATATTGGTTGGTATTCAACACAATTTCCTTCAGTATATGTTGTTGGTGGAGTTTGTGGGGTTATTGCCATTTTATCTCTTTTCTAAAACACTCCAAGTACCACCGATTAAAGTAAGTAATCCTCCGCTTATTTCTGTAAAGGTTGTTTCATCTAAAACACCTTTCATAATTAATATACCTCCAACGAATGTAAGTATATGTCTAATTAAAGCTAATATTTGTATCTTTTTCATAGTTATATTATTTTATTTTATTTAGTTGCAGGCACCCCCTGCAGTCGTTACTGTTACGTCATCACAAGTCTCTAAAATTGAAGTACAAGCACAAGCAACAAATGTTGTTTGAAGAGGCCCTAATGTAACTCCAACCCATGCGTTTGTTGTACAATTAAAGTATTGAACAAAACAACTATTATCTTTATGGTTGTTTGATATATTAATAGGGTAACAAGTTGCACACTTTGCTGTTGGTGTTTGTGTAGGTGTTGGTGTAGGTGTTGGTGTAGGTCCACAACTTCCAACTCCAATAGTAACATCAGAATATGCGTATGTTAATGTACCATTACATGCACAGAATGGTGCCTTTGAAGTAGTACCTGGTAAGTTATATGATTGAGGTACTCCATTACAATCTAACCATGTAAGTTTATCAGTATATGGTGTGTTATTAACTACGGTATATTCTACACAATTACATGAGAATGGTGTAGAAGTTGGAGTTGGTGTTGGATAAAGTATTTGACAAGTACCAACATTTGTTACAATTGCTCCACCAACACTAAGTACTGGTTCAACACAAGAACATACCGTATAACTTACGTCAGGTTGTAAAAACAATGTACCATATTTACCAGTAAAACAATTTTGGTATGATGCGGTATACGGTATAAAACCACCATCATAAGAAATATTATATTGAGTACAGCCCGTACAGTATGGTGTAGGTGTGGGAGTTGGTGTTGAGTTTGGAGTTGCGGTAACTGAAGGAGTTGGAGTCGGAGTTATTGGTACTGGAATTGGAGTTGTTGAACCTGTAAATTTTCCATATAACTGAACGGTATATTGAGCAGCATTTGCCGGAAGATTTGGTATGTTTGCTGGTCCTGCCCCCACATAGAGTGTATTATAATCTGTTGTTCCTGTTGGAGGAAAAAGTAATGGTAGTTGTTGATATACATAATTACAATTAGTTCTTGGACCTCCACCATTTGATACAATGTTGTCGTATGTTGTGGCAGTGATTACTGCTCCCTGGTCATCAATAAAAGTGTATTTGACATAATACCCTTCAGAGAACCCTGTTGTTCCACCAGACCAAAGATAATAGTTTGTGAACCCTAATGTAAAATAGTCATCTTCTAAAACATCCAATGTTCTTGGAGCGTTTGTTAGGAATAAGTTAGATGTGGTTGGATTTGTTCCTACAGGAGTTCCTGATAATACAAATTGACCTATGTTAAAACTTTGTTGTGTGGCTTTGGGATTTACTCCCATTGTTGAACGAAATACTTTGTAAGGAAGACTCTGAACTGCTGGTGGGCCTAAAGCGTTTCCATAACCTGTAAATCCTGAGATTGACCCTAATGCTGAATCTGCAAATTCATAACCAGTCTTTACATAATAACTTATAGTTTCTGTATTTAAAGGTCTTGAGAATGGAAATGTTTGGTGTGTATAAATTGGAGTTGTGTCCCAATATGATAGGGGTAATGAATCTGTGTAGGTCTCAAGGATTTGTTGTAAATCCAATATCCCAAGTCCATAAGGGTTTGGTGTACACTTACCTTCAAATACCAATAAGTCTTCAACATACAGCTCATAGTTAAATTTGAACTTAAATGTACTTAACGGATTGTATGTATCCGATGATAATGTAAAATATATACCATCTGATAATACGGGTTGAAATTCTGCTGGTGTTGCGTTATAAAATATACTCATTGTATTCCTGTTCTAACTGTTATTTTTTGTCTTATAATCTCTTCAATAAATGCTCTACCATAGATACCAAAAGTTTTTGATATGTCATCCATTGATTGTTTAATTGCTTCTTGAATAAAGAAGGTTGGGGCAATACCCAATTCACCTATACTTCTTTGTATTAAAAATGCTCTATCATCGTTGGACATAAACCTCCCCTTTTTATCTCTAAATTGTGGGATTGAACTTCTTGTTCTTGACCAAGTAGCTATTATTGCAAGTGGTGGATACTTGAATGTAGGAGATTGTTTCTTACCTCTACGTCCTTGATTTACAACTTGCCATTCAGGTGCTCCAGGAAACTCAAGAACCATATCAACATTTCCATCTTCGTCTCTATTCCAACTAACCTTAGTGGCATCTAATAATCTACCGGTATAAACACGATTGTTTACTGCTCCTGGTGTTTTGCTCTTACCATCAAATCCTCGTGATTGACGAGGTTTTAATAGTTGAAGCTTGATGTTTTCTTCAATAACATCTCCCAACATTCTCAATATGTCATCAGGTGCTTGTGCCATCTTTATATACAACCATTAGGGTCTGATGTACCAACTTGTCCAAGACCACCTACAACATTATACGTGGCGAGTCCATTTGAATACCATCCATCAGGTACGGGATTTGTTAATGGTATTGACGATGTCAGATATAAGTAATCACCTAAAGTAATAGCAGCACCTCCTGCAATAGTCCCATAAACAGTAATTGGACTTGCACTATACGCTAAACAAGCGGCATTTTCAGTTATACCTGTACCTAAACTAAATGTATACCATGCAAAAGTTTGAGTAGGTGTTTGAGTTGGTGTTGTTGTTGGTGTTTGAGTATTAGTGGTGGTAACCGTAGGAGTTGGAGTTGGTGGAATAAATACAACATTAACACACGGACAAACTGGTGTAACCGATGATATTGTAAATCCACTTATATTACCTGCTCCTGTTGAGTAAGTGTGAGTATGGTCGTTATTTGCCATAATTGTACTATATGGAACATTTATCGCCCCACTTGTTATATCATAACTTCCAACTATTGTATAATCACATAAGGCATTTGCATTACCTGTGTAATTAGGATTATCAAATAATGTAAATTTTATATTATCATTACCTTGTATTTCACTTTTTAAATATTGTGTTGTAAAAGTTCCACAAGTAGGTGTCTGTGTTTGCGTTGGTGTTGTTGTTGGTGTTTGAGTATTAGTTGTGGTAACCGTAGGAGTTGGAGTTTCTGTATTAGTAGGAGTTGGTGTTGTTGTTGGAGTAGTCGTATTCGTAGGTGTAGTGGTAGGTGTTGGAGTTTCAGTATTGGTAGGAGTTGCCGTCGGAGTTAACCCAATTGTAACTGTTGGTGTTTGAGTATTAGTAGGGGTTGGAGTTGGAGTAGTTGTTGAAGTATTAGTGGGGGTTGGTGTAGGATAGTAATCACACGAATCTAATGTATCATATACAATCAATGGGACTTCCATTGCAACTCCTGCCACATGGTCTCCAAATCTCTCAAAAAATGGGATTGCCTGAACTGGCATATTCACATCCAAGTTGTCATATAATATTGGTGAGGTATTCAAACCAAACTTCAAGTAGGCTAAGAATCTCTTGGCTTCCATGCTCATGTCGGATACACAATCCTTTTCATTGGATAAGTCCCAATTTAAGATGTCAGCAAAAATCATCGTAACAGAATATATTGTCATGTTCTCCTGATACTCTATTGCTTGAGGAACCACAAATAAGAATGGATAGTTCACAGATGAACCTGAAATATTCTTTCCAAAATCCACCAAGTTTCCATAACCAAATGTGTTTAACATTGGAGCTTGTTCCTGAAAATATTGTAAGTAATCTAACACCTTATGGAAGGTGGTATATTGGTTCATTATATTAGTCATTTATTTCTTCATTTTTTTAAGTTCGTTTTGTTGTTGAATAATCCTGTCTTTAATTAATGCTCCTGTCGTCAAACATAAATATAGATTCAAATCATTGAGTTGTTCTATTTTGGTAATGTCTTCACTTGCGAGTTGATAAGTTAGTTGAAAATAGAATCTCGCAGTGGCTTCGGATGGAGCCATTTGGGTAGTATCTTCAGTATCGGTTTCAGGTGGTTCTCTATCTTCATCTTCACTTTCAAAGAAGTGTCTGTACGAGCTATGTATTCGTTTAATGTGTGCAAAAAAAAACTTGAGACTCCAAACCACATTTCCACAGGTAAGTTTAATTTAAAGAGTTCTGACCTTTCGATTACATCTACTGACTTAAACTTTTCCAATTTATATTTTGTTCCATTTTCACTTTTAACTGGTCTGTATAGGAGTGACATAATCAAGTGGATATTCTCTAACAACTTATCTGATTGAGAATATACCTCAAGGTCTACCCATTGTCCCCATGTCATTTTTTGCCAATCATTCTCCAATCCATAGGTTACTCCACTTAACTCAAATGTGGTTACCAGTTCATTTGTTTTTGGTTGTAAGATGTGGTTTGATAATGCTGATTCAACAAACTTAATTTTTTCTGCAGGTAAATCTTTCAACTCATCTACGGATACTCCCAAATACAAAGCAAGTATCTCTTCTGGCTTGGAATACTTAATAGTATTTCCCTGTATCTTTTGATATTTATCAATCGTTAATTTTGGATTGACCTTAATTACTTGGTCATCAATTACTACTTCTATCATACAAATGCGAATTTCTTTTGTTTTTTACCTATCTTCATTTCAAGGATATAACGAATCGGGTCAATACAGTGGTTGAAATTATCAATGGGTTCATCCAAGTTTTTTAGATTCTTATCTTGTTTCCAAATATAGGAGTTTAATTCATTTATTAAATTTATTGAAGTTGGTGTAACAAATAAGTTGTGTCGTTTAATTAAATCAATCCCATGTAAGATTGTTCCTTTTTTAACTGATTTACTGTTTATCCCATTTCTTCTCATTTCCTCAATGGCTTCAGGTTTTTGACTATCACAAATAAAATCATCTCTTAGGTTAATTTCTAAGTCTTTAATCTTATAGATAAAATCAGGTAATGTTGTATGTCTCAAATACAACAATTCATCACAATAAATATTTTCATCTTGTTTATATACCGCAATCAAAGTATTTGGGTCAGACCATCCAAAGTCAATTCCGTATCCAAGTAACTTTGCATCAATTGGAATCTCATCACATACTTGTTGGTGATTGAATACTACTCTGGTTGGTACACCTTTTTGTCCAAGACCAAATACCCTCCATAAGTTTTGGTCTCTGAATTGTAGTTTCTCAATTTCTTTAATCTGAATCTTAGATAAAAATGGATTGTCGGTATATGTTATAATTGTGTAGAACACATCATCCTTACCTTCTAAGTCATAAATCCATGAGTTCCATAATGAGGGGTTCAAATCAATTACAACTCGGTCTGATGTTCTTAAAATTAGTTGGGTATATTCTTCTTCAGAGATTTCAGTTGCCTCGTTCATAAACAAGTAATCTCTTTTGCGTCCCCTTAATTTTGTTTCATCATCAACACTAAACCACTCAATCATATTTGAACCCAATTGATAATATCCATCAGATGAATGCCATTTGTTTGGGTCATACACATCAAAGTTAATTAAGATTTCTTTTAAGTCTCTTAATACAGAACCCTTCAATGCTGGTAGGGTTTTTCTTACAATAGAGAGAGTTTTGTTATTCTCTTGTAGTAATCTGTAAACCCAATAAATTAAAATGTTATACGTCTTAGATGCACGAGATGAACCTTGAAATACACAAATTCTTTTGTCTGTGTTTATCAGGTCTTCGAACACCCTTGTCGTACTAATCTTTATCCCCATTCTTTTTATTCAACCACTCTTTTATTACCTCTGTATAGGTCATGTCTTTTTTCTTGCAGTGTTCCTTGAGTTGTTCTTTAGTATCACTATAGATAGGAATCATTTTATAGTTATACTCATAAGATTTCTTACCATTTTTACTGTGTACTTTCATCTTCAATATTTTTACGGATTATTTCAATCTGAATTGTGTTCTCAGATGGATTTAATTTATCTCCCTTACTTGTGATATCTACCTGTTTCTCGTCTTGCCAATTGTTCTTAAACTTGTTTTTCATAATGATAGTCCACAACCTCTGATTGAACTTGTTAGATTCACCTGATTCAATTGCTTGGTGAGCTCTTTCAAACCACCATTGCTCACACAATTTTTGATACTCATTGAATGCCTCATTATATTTCTTGTTTCTTTTTAATAAATTGCCATGCCCCTCCCATGATATTCCCAACTCAATTAAGAATTGTGTAATATGTTTTCCGTCTCTTCCTGCTTCAATTATTATGTTATACCATTCAGGGTTCATCGTTTCTTCTAAACGTGGTCTACCTACCGGT